TTTAATGTTCAGCCACCCTTTCTGTGTGCTTTGGCTTAATGCAGTACAAGTTAACGTGGCCACAGCTGCACCATCAGCCAAAGCTTTAACTTGCGATGTAAACGTGTAGCCTGTTAGATCGATGGCACGGCGAACATCATCAGGTGGATACTGCAGGGTTTCATCCATATCAACCAGCTGCAAGTTCAAGTTGAATGTGTCACCACGCTTAAATACAAAATTGCTCATAAGTGATTCCTATAGACATAAAAAAACCACCGATGAGGTGGTACATAAATTATTTAGGCATAAAAAACCGCCTTTCGGCGGTTTAGCTTTATATGGTTGGTATCAGTTAATTCAGGTGTTTTTGTTGCAATTCTAAGAACTCTTTTTCATTAAGTTTCTTTCCACATTTCGAACACAACCAAACAGGCGGCCCACCCAAACTTTCAATCTTTAAGTACTCAACTTCATCATGACTACATTTGCCATCTTCCATAACATCAATAGAAACGCTATGACCTTCAGTAGTTTCAAATATTCTTGTGATCATTGGATTTCCTTTTTCTTTGACATTAAAAAGCCCTCGAATTGAGGGCGTTGGATTTGGGTATTTTGGTTAAGGTATGCAGGCGTTTGGCAAAGGATCAATGAAGCCAGAATGCTGATTGTGTTCCTGAATAAGAGTGCCGAAGGTTGTAAACTTCAGCGCTAAGTTCCAAGCTTCTTCAATGGCTGCTTCTTTTTCTTTATAGGTCTCGCAATTCTTGAGTAGTTCAAGGCTGAACTGATATGCATACTCTTCGGTAGTTTTCATGCTAATCCACCATTTAAATCAAGCTGTGGTTGAAGTTGATATTCCAACTCCTTTATTTCAGTTTCTAGTGGTTCCTTTTCCCATCGCCACTGGCCCATTGCGCTCGCACATCCACTGATTTGTGCTTTTCTGCCTTGGTGATAATTCGTTAGAGAGTTATATCTAGCCCATTTTGATTGGAAAACTTGACTGAGTTGATTAGCCATCCACTCAAAGGCATCAATGAATTGCTCTTTAATGGCATCGGCTTTTTCACCGTTGAATCCCATTACAAGGAACATGAAGCCTCGCTCAGTCATCTGGTAAAAACCTGTTTGTCGTTTTGTGTTTCCTATCTTCTTGTTTTCTAAGGTAAACGCAAAATTGCGCTCACGAAACTTTGTGGAGCACTTCATATTTTTAATGGAGCGGAGAACGTCTGAATGCCTCTTTCCAAATGCTTGAGCAACTGCATAACTTGTTGTTCTTGGTTCACCGTTATTATTGGTAACCAATGCTCGTAAATTCAATGTTGTCATCATGTTCATAAGAGTTCCTCTTACTAGCTCATGTTCAAAGAAAAGAACTGGCAGGCACACTGAACATGAAAAGTGTGCTTTTCGGGGATCAACCTAGCCAGTGTTCGCCTGAATTTCAGGCATAAAAAAACCTGCCGCTAAGGACAGGTTCGTTTAAAAGTTAAATTCGTTAATTGACGCGATAATTTATTGAAATGTTGTACTGAATGAAATCCCCATTACTGCCGAGGTTCTGCACTTGACCTTGTAAGACTTCTAACTGTCCGCTCGTAAAGTATTCAAAATGAGCTAACCAAGCATCAGCGAGCTTTGTTATATCAGCCTCATTAGTTTGAGGTCTTGCAAGGCAATTAATTGAAATAACCCCTGTTCTTCTGGTGCAAGGAGTATCACCTACACCAGCAATGATAGAACTGCCCCATAGAATATTTAAGTCACACCAAAGTCCATCTACAGGAATACTAATCAATGGGCCATTAGGGTATTGAATACGATTTTGCTCAATTCCAGTAAAGGCCATTGCTCTAGTGATAATGGCTTGTCGTGCTTGATCTAAAGTCATTGCCATTTTAACCACCGTATTTTTGAGCAATATAGTTAAAGGTTAAGCCGTAGACACCTTGAGGAGCTTGTCTTGAGTAGCCGCCTGTTGTCTTTGGTGTTTCAGGCTTGTCTGTAAAGTCGCCATACTCGATCTTAGTTGCATAAGGTGCATTCGTTTGGATGTATACAGTTGAGTAAGGAACTAGACGAGATAAAGCACTTGTGCCTTTGCTAATGGTTGAGCCGCCACCTTTGTCTTTCTCAGCTTCATTAAATGATTGGTCAGTCTGATTAATGCTAACTCTATGAGATGCTCGAAAAGCGCCTGTATCAACTGGGCTTTGAAGAACCACACCTTGCAAAGCATCAATGACAATATCTTTTTGCTTTTTAGTAAGGTCGGCTTCAATTGTTTTAGTGAAGGCACTCGGTTTGCTGCTCCATCCCATGGCGTTATACCTTTCTTAACTGACAGGTCCACACACTTGATGACGGGTCCTGACCATAGCTTACAACTCGATAATTACCACCTTCAATCACCCAAATATCATTAACATCTGGCTCAACTAAAGTACCTGCTGCATCCTTCACTTCATTTTGCAGTAGCACGGCTTTAGAGTCTGTTGCTCGGTAATCTATAGGCTTAACTAAGTCTTTAGAATATGAGCCAAACAGGACACCTCTACCGCTATAGACATATTCAGTGTAAGTATCTTCACCAGTAGCGGGATTGGAGCTGACTAATTGTTTGCGGGTACAAGTGAAAGTATCTACTGCATCCGCAAGCTCATCCTCAGCATCAAACGCAGCCCCAAGTTCTTGCTGAATCTCATCACGCATTCCCATGACTTACTCCGTAATGACATATGTGTTGATGTGATACTTCTCGCTAAAGAATGGCTCAAGCAGATCAAGGATAAATTGCATATCGCCACTTACTGACTCTTCTTTGCCTGCAACATACGTCTTGCTTACAGACGTGCCAGACTGTGCAGAGACTGTTTTGGATGCTACTACACCTTCTTTAGTTGTGTAGAGTTGCCCTGCTGCTGCCAGTTTTGCTAAGTAAGCGCCAGCCGTAAGAATCGCATCTGGCACTTCACCTTCTGGATAGTCTGGTAAATTTCTAGCATTAAGCCACGCATTAGCCTGCATCACAGCAATAACCGGATCACCAGTTCCCCACCAGTCAGACCCTAGCTTTTGAGTCACACTTTCGACTGTTACATAGTTCATAGCTTAATCCTAAAAATCTAATTAAGAAGGACGGCCCGAAAGCCGCCCTGCTTTAGTTATGCACCACCATTCAGCGGTGCTTCTGGCACAGGAACTGCTACTTCTGGGTCCTTAATGCCATAGTCACCCGCTGTTTTGGCAGGGTCAAACATAGTGCCTGCTGCTAATGTGTCAGTCGCATCATCAGCATATCGGCGGTCAGTTGGGTATTGGTATTTGTAGTCTGGTTGCTTCTCAGCCATGACTGCTCTCCTTAAAGGTTAGTAATTAGGAAGCGGATTGAGGTGTCTTCTGGTTTGGTTACAAGTTCCCAGTTAGCTGCCTTCTGCAAATCAGCCCAAGAAGCGCTTAAAGACTCACGCTCTGTACCACCAGTTAAAGTGTCCTTAGGTGCAATGAAGCTAAAACCTTGTGGATGGATCAACATGTTGCGACGCGTCCAAAGGATTTCATGACCAGCACCGTTACCAGTTGATTGTGTTTCTTCAACCTTCAAATCTTTCGGACCCGGAACAGAGTCATATGCAAATGCGCGTGGACCTGCAAGAATCGTGATGAACTTAGCGTTTGCGCCTGTGCCAATTTGCGTATTGGTATCTGTTTCAATGACTGCGCGCCCGTTGTAAACGGTGATTGGTGGCAAGTTATCACTTGTGGTCACTTGTTCAAGTAATTGCTGTTTACGCATCTTCGCAGCAATACGTGAATGCACGAACATCACACCACGTCCACGTAATGAAGCATTCATTGTGCTTTCCGCATCAATGTAGGCATCTACTGACCAACGTGAAGCATCTGTTGCTGTTGAAGCAGAGATGTCAGTAGTGAATCGCTTGCCGTTCGCCTGGTCATAATTACGCAAGCCAATTACTGTTGCTAGAGCACGGTTTTCGGCAGCTTGTTGCCAATACTTATTCAGCATTCCACCAATAAGCTCAAGTGAATTGACCTTTGATAAATACTGCCCAAGAACAGACTCAAGAAAGCCTTCGTTCATATAAGCAACGCGGCCTTGCATTTCACCTGCATCAATCGTGCGAGGCATTGCGATATCAGTCAAAATGGTGTTGCCATAGTTCTGTTCAACATTACCATCCACACCGTTAATGTATGGAACGACGAATGTTGATGAACCACTTGTAAGCAAAGGACGTAAAGATTCATCAGATACAAATGCACCTGATTGCACAAGTGGCGAAACTGCAACAGGATTTGGACGCAGGTAAGATAAAACTACGTCACGGTTAAATACTTCTACTAAAGAAGGCATGGAGTTACTCCCAATAATTAATTATTAAAGTCACCATTCGCTACTGCTGCTTGGAACCCTTGAGGGTCATTCTTTTGGAATTCCAAGCGCTCTTGCGTGGTCATTTCACTTGGTTTCTTGGCAGCTCCACCACCCGAACCACCGCCAGAAGCCCCACTTCCTGACGCATTTGAAGCAACAATTAATGGCTTAAACGCCACATTGCTACGAAACTCTTTTTTGAGGTCATCAATACTTAAAGCACTAGGTTTGCCCTGCGAATCTAGTACACGTACTTTGACCTCACCGTTTTCATCAGTTTCAACCTGAAGACGATTTGTAATATGTGGAAGCAAAACTGCCTCCGAGCCTTTGATTGAAAGCTCACTTGCTAATGCTTGAGCTGTTTGCCCGACAGTTAATTTGTAGACTTGGTCTTGCAATGCTTTGGTTGCTTCTGCATGTTTTGCTTCTGCTTGCTCAAGCTTGGCTTTCCAAGATGCTTCAATTGCAGCAACGTCACCTTTTTTACGGGCTGCTTCTTCAGCTTCGCGTTGAGCTTTCTCTTCGGCTTCGCGTTGTTTTTGCTGGGCAGTTTTCTTTTCACCAAGAAGTTCTTCAACTTTCTTCTTCAGCCCATCCAGTTCTGAATTATCTTGCTGCGGCAGACCTTCAACTTTTAAATAAAATGCGCCATCTTTTTCTTCGTAAAGCGCTTTCATTTCATCAGATAAGCCCTCTAGGCTATCGAGTTTGTATTTCATGTTTTGCTCCCTGAGCGGTTTTGCAGTCACAAACTGCGGGCAATAAAAAAGCAGCCGAAGCTGCTAAGGTTTGAATTAAGTTGTTTTACATATTTCTATAAATAACTGGCTTTAATGCTTGAGATGCAATCCAAATATCGTTACGACATACAGGGCAATTCAACACATAGATAGTTTCGTTTCTATCGCTCATGACTCGCAACTCATTCTTTTGAAATTCGATAACTGAATAACACTTGCCACATGAGTCTCTATAGGTCTGCAACTCGGGCGGCACACCTCGACTAATTACTTTCATAATCCCAACCTCTTAAACATTTCTTCATCTAGCTTTTTGAGCTCAGTAAGTGTGAATGGCTGACCTGTGAGCGGATCAATAAACTTATCTAGAGAGTATTTACCCTCTTTAAATAGTTTGTATCTTGTCGGCCCAAGCCAAGACTTTTGAAAAGCTGCATCTTGTTTATCAAACCAACCTTTGAAAGTTGTATTTGAATCAACCACGCCTATCTCACCTTCACCATTCACTTTATTGTTAAATGGACGCATCCCAATTGTTTTTCCTGAGTCATCAGATACAGGAATTAGGATCGATCTACAGTTGGGGTGAAGTGGTGGCACAGGATGAGGTTCATCTTTCTTATAAACCTTGTCAGAGTAACCCATACAGATTTTAGAAGTACGGCTATCCAGTGTTGCGATGAACTTTACATACTCAACACCAATGGTCTGATATGTTTCATTCAAGGCCACATTTGACACATGACTTCTAGCAGTACGAACCATAGTTGAAATCTGGTTTCTACTTTGATCAAGCAAGCCATCTTGGTAATTAAGTGCTTTCTTACCCTTAATCCGCTGAACAATTTGCTGGTTTGTCTGACCTTTAGATAAGCCGTCTCGAATAGTTTGCTCTACCCGAACTTTTGCATCGTCTGCGATCTTCTCGAATAGGTAATCAAGCAGCACACCACCGCTTAAAGGCGTTTTCTTTGCCTTGTTGAATAGCGTCTTTCCATTTGGTTCTATTTTGCGATTAGCGAGGGTTTTAGCCTGATATGTAGCTTCATACACCGCTAATGCAGTAGCGCTTACAGTGAAGCTCTCAAGCAATCCTGACGCTACACTTGCCTGCCAAGTCTGAACCAATGTTCTTACTTCTTTTAAAGCTGGCGTTGTGTATTGCCCTGACATCAATGCAGTCTTTTCAGCATCACTCAAGTCATCTAGCAAATCTCTTAATTTAGAAAGCATTTCGCTAGAGAGCGAATCAAATTGTGTTAGGAGATTATTGATTTCAGTTGAAGACAGCCGATAAAGATAAGCCTGATGTGATACTAGAGCATCAAGCAGAGCCTGTTGTGACAACTGGATGTTCATTTGTCACTCCTGCGATTTAAACCACCATAGGTCTATTGACTGACTCGCTTTCTATACGTGTTTGCTCATCTTCATAGCTAATTTCTGGAACTTTCCCAGTAGTTAGCAACTCATGGAAGGTTTCCATACTCATGCGATTAGCAAGCACCATTTCCCAATAGAACTTAAGCGTATCAAGGTCAATCTTGCCTTTGGCAAAGTCTTGCTTAATTGTAAGTTTCGCTTTAGATCCACTTCCGTAGTAAGCAGCACACCATTTAAGCGCATATTCCATCGCCTCATTGGTATTCGCCACACACAAAGAAAGAACACTATACTGAGCCAGCTTTTCATTATTTGATTGGGTAGCTGTCTTGTTGACCTGCTCGGTCTCAAGAATCTTGGCACCCATGGCCTGCATGTACTTTTCTTTAGCATCCATAGCCTGCTTGGCTAAGGTACTTTCAGTTACTTGCTTGTAATCAAATGATGAACCTTTCGGAAGCATTAAAGGATTCTTAGAACCTAACCGCACTCCATTTTTCTGCAACCAGTCGCGCCAACCTTCATCAAGTTCATTAATAACTGGTTGAGCTTGCCCACAGATAAATACCATCTCTTCATAGCTTGCGCTGTTCTGATAATGGGCCAAGTTCATAGTGACAATTGGTTCTAATGGGATCGGGTCAATATTCCAATCATTAGCCAAAGACCCCAAAGGAATAAAAGGAATTTCATTCCATCTTTGGCCTAATGAATTCGTTGGGTAGAAGATATCCCCGCCCTGTAATTCACCTGACTTATCTGTATAAACTTGAACGTTATATTCATTGTTTTCATCAAGTCGAAGTACGCGGTAAATATTGATTTCTTTCTTAGAGAATTCGTCTTCTGGATCTTTTTCTGTGGACTTCTCATGCAAGACAATGAGTTCAGGCTTATAGACCGAACCAACTCGCTTTAGGCTCCAGTTGATAATACTCAACGACTCGTAAAAAACGATTGTTGGTCGAATGCCTAAGCTCTCTGCCTGCTGCACAGACACATTGCCGTCAGTAGTTGGATAATCAACAAATAAACCACCACGTGCATGTTTAAGCTGACCTTGCAAGGCAGATTGTGCAACTTGGTAAATTGACTTACCTGTACCATCTGCATCGTATTTAAGAAAATCCATTCCATCCGGTTCGAATGTTGGATCCTCTGCAAATACCACGCCCACCATCTTGTTTAATGTGTCTTTAGCAATCTCGTAGAACACAGCCCGGGTTAAGTAAGCCAAATAATATTGATCATTCTGCGTTAAGTCAGACGATACATTGGGTTTTGGTAAATATAGTTCGCCACGTTTTTTCACTTTGGCAGAACCATCACAGACATCGTCGATAGTTTCCCAACGCTTTTTCATGTCTGCATAAGCTTGATGTTCAGTATTAACTGGCATTAGTAAACCATTCCTATATCTAGTGTTTTTGCAACAACCTTTTTACCCATAGCCACAGCAAACATACGGAAGCCATCAGCACCGTGTGAGTGAATGTCATGAAGTGGGTTGTCTTTCCAACATCCAAGCTTGTCATTCCACTCTTTTCGGTAGTTCTCAAGATGAGTGATGCCTTCTGCACATTTGTACTCATCAAATTCACATAGAGGCAAAATCTCACGAACCTGCTCAATACCATCCATCACTGTTATATTTGGCACCACCTCGAAATTGACTGAGTACTTCTCCCCGTCATCAAGCACATAGCCCTCTTTGGCAATGTCTAGTCGAGACTTACCATCATTCATAAGAGAACGGTTTTTGATGTCGTGTGGAGCGTAATGCTTGCTGTACTTGTAGCCTTTGTCTTTAAGCACTTTGAAATAGTGCCGCATACCTTCGCCTGAGTTTTCGTAGTAATCAATTACCTGATAGCAAGTATCTGATAGCTTTCGAATAAACCAGATCACCATAGAATCTGAGACACCCAAGTCCCAGAACGTCATCACAGGCAAGTGATCATTAGCTGGCAATGCACCAATACGTTTATTGGCATACAAGAACTTAAATTGATTCTTGTAGTAAGCGCCTTCAACAGACTGAGCAAATGCTTCACTAGGAATACTTGGATATTCCCGCTTCATATCCTCGCCAAGAGTTTTCTCTTTTGAGTGATACCAAGCCCTTTGCTTTGGCGTTGTTTTAATCTTGTGCTTAACTTCCAGTTCTTCAAAGTATTGAACTAGGCGCTGTGGGAGTTCTTCAGTTGGTTCAATTTCATAATCAGCATTCTTCCACCAAGAAAAGAAAAAGAACTTCCAATCAAGTGGGCTTAGTTTTTTGCTGAGTAGTAATAACTTTTCTGCCAATTGGCAGAATTCGTAGAAGTAACCGCTTTTACCCTCTGCTGTACTTTCGAGTGTGATACGACCTTTAAGGCTTACTGCTTCAAATGCACCAGTAACAATCTCACGTGCTTTATCTGGGAACTTCGCACAAATCTTACCGAACTCAGACACATGTAATCGGTCTAATGTTCCACCACGAAATGAAGTTGAAACGGTAATTGAGCCACCTTTGCTAAAAACAAGCTCATCTTTAGTTTGAATCTCTAAAGGATTGGCTGCTTTGATAAGGTGTGGCAAGCGATCGTAAGCGTACTTAACCTTTTCACGGAATAGACGCTTAGCATCATGTAATGTATGGGCAATCAAAGCACACTTATCAGACATGAACAATGCAGCATCTAACTGAATCATGCACATCTCAGTGGTAAAACCTAACTGACGTGCCTTTAAGATGATGTTACGTGTCCATTCGTTTTCGAAGTATTCAAGCTGTTCAAGTGTCATCTTGAACTTAACTTGCTTACCCTCTTTATTCGTAATGTAGTAAAGATTATTTAAGCGCCATAACTGGTCTTTAAGTTTCGCTTTATGCTCAGGATTCAGCATGGCTACTCCTTATAATTACGCATCCTTCCCTATTTCATCCATCAACTCGGATAATGACTGAACTTCAAGTGTCAGCTTATTCTCTTGTTTGTCAGCTAAGCCAAGCTCACGGGCAACAATAGAAGCATTAAGCAATCCAGCACTTGCACCTTCAAACTTTTGAGTGAAGATAACCCTTTTGATATCGCTACAGATTCCAATAAAACCTTCTTTAGAGCAGTAAGTTGCCCAAGTTTCGTCAGAGATATCAAGAAAGAAACATAGACCTTGAATGGTCATTGCGCGCATCTTCGGCAAATCTTCAACAGTTACAACGCCCTCATATGCAAATGCCTTCGCCTCTTCTAGTGGGTTATCTGTAACCCATTCAAAGTATTCACAGGCAGCTTCCCATAGTTGTTCTGGATCTTCAAAGATCGGTTTACGACCGTGAGAGCTGCGCTGCTCCCAGAATCTATTACCGATTGGAGCTGCCATATATTTACCTCATTAAAAAACCGCCACTTGGGCGGTCATAACTACTTCACAATTTCCAACTTTTCCAAGAACCGATCTAGCTCTTCCTCAGAATTAAACTCTAGATCTAGGATGTCATTGGAGGTTAAAGTTAAAACTAACTTATAAAAATCTCTATGAGCAAATTTATTGTTTTCTGATGTAGCCTTTTTCACTTTTACCACATGATTTAAATTAATGTATTCGGATTTATGCTTAACAAACATTATTTTTCCTTTATTAGTAATGATTAAAGAAAAAACAATATATCTTAGCTGCTTAACTATTCCAACACATACTTAAGGTCATCAGGTGTTTCCAAATAACACCCATGTTTATTGCAGAATGCATGAATGTCATTTAGGTATTCAGTGAATTGAGCTGTACTTGCGTCTGTCGTGCTCATTAACTCACAAAGTCCATCAGCTACTTGTTGATAGGCTGGATGCTTACAATCCTTCAATTCTCTAACAGCCTTGAATGTTTTCTTGTATTGCCCAACATCATCACGGTCATAGATTTTGGATAAGAAGTTCTTCTTAAAGAAGAGATGCTCATAATCTTTATCTGTACCTTGACGTTTAGCCCATTGATTAAGCCACATCCAGTACAAACGATTTTGAGCCTTTGAACGATCTTTCTCTTGTGGTGCAATCAATACGACTAACGGCTTCCCTTCACTCGCAGCCTTTGCATGATTCAGATTAAGAAAGTTAGTAACTGGTGAGATGTCGCAATGGTTCTTAATAACTTGTCGGAATTCCATTTTGACCTCGCAATAAAAAACCACCCGAGGGTGGCTTAACTTAAAACTCTTTCTGCTGTGAAGATTAGATAACCATCTTTCCGATCAATCTCTACTTTTATATTTGAACCTTCAAAATGCTTGAGCACATTAGTTTGAACATTCTTCTCAAACAAGTTAGCTGGCTCTTCGATAGTGAAAGGATTGCTAATACTATCCAAACCACAATTAATTTGGCCTATCACTTCATCTGCTGAGAAATTTTTAAAAGATTCTGCGCCCATTTTCATAGCCATAATTGATTAATGAATCATCACTATATCAAAATACTTCATCATGCCCTGCATTAAAACAAAGCATACGCTCTGTTTTTTCTAACATTGCATCAAACCAGATAACTGCTTGCTCTCTTGTCATTGTTAAGAGTTGGTCATATTCAATATGGTGTTGCCTACAAAGTGGGATTGTCTTTGAGTCACAAGCCTTTAATCCCATACCCTTATTGTGAGCACCTTGATTGCTGTGCGCTGCATCCACTGGTGTTCTACCACACATAACGCATGGTAATTTCCTTATTGCTGCAAGTCGCTTTGCATCACGCATGAAGGTTACTTCTAATATTCTTCACTTGGTCTTTGTGTCGCTTAATCTTCGCGTCAATTTCAAGCATCTCTTTCGCAGTCATTAAACTACGTGAAAGGTTTTGAAGCTTTTCTATTTCATTGCACAAAGCATTTAAATTCTTCTTCGCTTCGATTGTGTCCATAGACCACCTAAAATCCAGTAGGTTGAGCCACCGCACGCACTAAATACATCAACCCAGTTTGGAACTCGGTCTTAGCCATTGCAGCAAAACGCTCAGGAGTCGCAGCCTCTAGGCGATCCCATTCATCCACATTGTGTACCTGTTGCCCAGCATCACATTTACAGTTGTAACGCTGAGTCGAAACATGGCTTTGCACTTTTTCAATGATTGATTGGATTTGTGGTCCAAGTGCTTTGATCTCGTTCATCAAATCAACTTCTTCCTGAGTTAATTCACGATATGTATTAATTTTGCGATGTTGGTTGTCCACTTCTTATTCTCCAAAAAAGAAAACCCTGTCAAACGACAGGGCTACAAATTTAACTTAGATGAAACAAGCAAGAGGTCGTCAACCCTCCACTTCAGCTGTATCTGACCAATGCACTAAGGTTTTGCATCTTATTGGTAGTACGTTTAACCCTAACTGTTTACTTGCTTCTCTAAATTAAGAACCTCTATAAGGAGGCTACAAACACTTAATCTTTCCACACTTTCTGCATTCTTTCTGATTGAACATGTCGGATTCATATTCCCAAACATGTATGCAAAAGACCTGCTTAATTATTCGGAGCATGTGAACCTCCAAAAAAATAGCCCTACGTTTAAGCATCGACTAGAAATCCAGTCCAGCACATCGGAATCCAATGTTCTAAGCTTGTAGGGCATAAAAGCAAAAAGCCCATCGGATGATGAGCTTTTAAAATTGGTGAGAACCCTTGAGGCTTACAGACTATTTCACTCTAGGGCGTATTTAATCTCGTTCGGCGAAAGACGCTGTAAGAATCCATCACCTAGTGGCACCTTACTTACACTTCGCACCACTCTAACATAAATATGCCATATAACTTGCGCAAGGTCAACCTGATTACTTGTCTCTATTCTTTAAGTCAAAACGAATGAATGGGTATCTACAATGCATAGCTGCTAAACCACAGCGAACATCTTCACGAGCATCGTGTTGGGTACGGAGAATGGTTGGGTTATCTACACGCCCTACTTTAATCACCATGTCTGACCATGAGTTGCCATAAAGATAGCGATCAATCACAGCATCCAACCACTCATCTAATACTTCAGACTGCCCCTGCATATCTAAGATGAGGCGCTGAACTGCACGCGCTTCATTGTCCGTAATTTCACATGCAATCCCTTTGCCTCGCACTTTGGGCATTGGCGTATCATCATCAGAACACAGCCAATCAGCCATGATCTGCTCTTTACCTTTCACCTCCTGCTTGCGCTTTTTGGCAGCCTGATCCATAGCGACAGCAATCGGGTTTATGCTCTTCCCACAAGTTCCAGAATTTGAGTACATCCAAGCCCCAAATTGATAAAGCCATTCTTCTAGACTGTATTTAGTCCAGTCCGTTGTTTGCATAATGTGATTTACTGCCGCATTCATCTCTTTCCCCTTACTTGCCGTATTTCTTGATGTGATTTCTGACTTTTTCTCTGTTGGCTTCTCCGCTCGCTATCTGTTCATACATTTTTCTGGTCTGCCAAATGACATAAATAATGAGAATGGGAGAAAACAAAATTCTCAGGATGATTAGAAGCAGCTTTAAAGAAGCTTCTGCATAGTCCTTGAGGTCACACCAATGATCTTCAAACCATCCCTTTAGAAAGAATCCTTGCCATTGGAGTGTGAGCTTTAATGCATCTACATCTACCTTTGATTTCATACCGTCACCCTTAATCGTCTAATTCTGCTTTGTTTATAAGTATTGAGTACCTGTCTTTTGAATAGTTTGAGATTGGGAACTTCTTGCCTATTAGCTCTGCAAACTCATCATCAATTTTTCGAACAAGATCCATATATTGAATCTGCTTTTCATCAGTCTCGCCTGTAGGCCATTTAGGTGTCTTAGCTTGGTATTCCTCTGCCCATGCTTTGACTTGCTCGGCCTTGTCTTCAAAACGTGTGCGAAAGAAAGCATGAAAACCTTCTTCGTGTTGTTCGTATGTCCCAACTTCGTAAAAGACCATCACGCCACCTCAAATCATCAAATACTTTTTAATTTCATCTATGGCTTCATCTGCACCGAAGCAGACTTTGCACATGTAACCTTGTTCTTCTAAGCGTTGAATCATGAGCCTTTGACTTGGTTGCAACTTCCCTTTCTTTGACTTCAATTCAATCCAAAGCCCGTGTATCTCACCATTTGGAACAATTAGCTGAAGGTCTGGAACACCAGCCTT